GTCAGCATTGACGGCATTCATGATGTTTACAATTACATTCGCGGCAACGGCGACTTTAATGATGTTGAAAAGAACATTAAAGAAATCCAAACAATCCCTAATGTAAGTAGAATAGTAGGTGCTGTTGCTGTCCAAGTAAGTAATGTACTCACACTTGATAAAATGATTGAACATTTCTTAGATAAGTTAGGTATTGTATTTTATACAAATATGGTACAATATCCTAATGTACTATCAGCACAAGTGTTGCCTGACGAATTGAAGGAAATTGCAATTAGCAAACTACAGTCAGTAAAATTACGAGTACCTACGTTTAAGTATGTTATCGAAAATCCTATTCTGTTAGGTATTACAAATAAACAAATCGACGGCATTATTAATTTCTTAAATGCTAAAGATCAAAACATGTTGTGGCAAGATTGTGTAGAATTTAATCAACGACTAGACACTACACGCAACCAAAGTTTTATAGATGTAACTCCCGAGTTTAAAGCGTATGTATAAGGTCACTAATCGTTGGCCGCATCAAGGCAGTATTAAAGTTGAGTGGAATCTTGGCAAGCGTTGTAACTACGACTGTAGCTATTGCCCTGCTAGCATACACGACAACACTAGCCCGCATACCGATATAGATATACTCAAAGCTACTGTAGACAAACTAGCAGTATTAGGAAAACCTATACGTTTAAGTTTTACAGGAGGCGAGCCTACAGTACATCCTCAGTTTAAAGAACTTATAAAATATTGTAAATTTAAAGGCATCAGTTGGATCAGCGTAACAACTAATGGCACACTACCTTTTGAATTTTATGCTAGTTTACCAATAGATCAACTTGTTTTTAGTTTACATTTAGAATACGATTGGCAACGTGTTTATAACACTATGAGTAAAGTTGTTGACATGACTAAAATTAAAGTCATAGCACAAATCATGTGCCACCATGATCATCAGGATGCGGCCGTTACAATTTTTGCTAGATGTTTATCAGCACACATACCAGCAACACTAAGACGTATACGATGGACTGAAGGTGATCACGATTTGTTTGACGATATGCGATATCATCCAGATTATCTTAGTTGGATTAAAAAACAAGAAGCAACTGTACAGGGTAACTGTGTAATAGACGATAAAGAAATTATACATAGCAACGATGTCATTAAACTACATCTAAATAAGTTTAAGGGTTGGGATTGTAACGCAGGTATCGAAAGTTTAATGATTAACTGGGACGGCGATGTTCATCGTGCTACTTGTCGAGTAGGCGGGTCACTTGGTAACATTTACTTAGGTACATTCGTAGTACCCGAAGATCCAGTTATTTGTGATAGAAATTTTTGTACGTGTTCCGCAGATATACCGTTGACTAAATTTGCGCCGCCAACTACATCAAAGATCTAAGTCTGGAAATATTGTTCTAAAGTCTGTTCCACGTTGCTGATCAGTAACTTCTAGATAATCAAGCAATGTTGGAATCTTATCACTCCAGTCTGCTTGATTCATATATTGAACTAACCCTTGCCATCTTTTCAATCCGTATGGATTATTAACAAACTCTTGATTGCGTGTTTGTCTATGACAAAAGTAATCTATATTTGCGGATACTTTATCTTTTACATGTTTAGGCAACACTCGCACATTTAGATAGCTAGGCAAGTATACTAAATGCGTACCGATAAGCCCGGCACCGTATGGCGGCAAGTTTATCTTTTTAAAGTTCATACTATTTTTCCACTGTACCAATTCGGGAACATACATGACATTTAACAACTGTACAGCACAGGCAATATTGACAACAATGTTGTCCGGTGTATCATCAAGTCGTTTTAAGTTAGTAACTACGTTATCCCATTTACTAGGATAGCGTATATAATCGTTGCGGGCACCTACAGCATCTACACTAAAATTAAACTTGACTTGTTTAAAATGATTCCATAGCTCAAATAATTTTTCTGGAAGTTCTAGCCCGTTTGAATTATAACGCACAACGCATGAACTAGCCGCACCAGTTTCAATCATAAATTCTAAAATTTTGTAATGCTCTGGTATTAACAATGGCTCGCCGCCAGCAAAGTATAGTTCTTTAATGTTGTGTGCCTGTGCCCGCATACTTTGTAAGAACACACCTTTCTGATACCAAGTGTAGTCAAAGTCAATATCCCATTGCTGGTCTTGTCGAAGTTCTATAGTCTTGTACTTGGGGTATTGAATCTTCCATTCTTTAATCCAGGCACTAGAATCGTGTGGGCTACACATTACGCATTTCAATTGACACATATTGCCAAGCCGCAAATCAAAGTAAGGAATGTCTACCGGCAAGTGTCCGTCAGTAGTTGTTTTTGCTACAACCTCTTCTATGTTAATACGTTCTTTCCAAACAACCGATTCCCACTGTCGCTTACTGACAATGCCGTTATGTTCTTCTTGGTAACACTTTAAACAACTAGTCGGTTTTTCTCCTGCTAGCATCTGTAGTCGTGTTTGTCGCATTTGCTCACTGTTCCACACTTCTTCTATTGTATGGTCACGTAAGTTCATAACAACACCGTCTTGTTTAACTAGTCCAACATCTTTAGTATCAACAATATCAGCGCCGCTGGCATTGGCAGTACAACACAGACGAACATCGCCGTTAGGGCGTGTTGCTAAGTGAATCCACGGTAATGGGCAAAATGTATTACTTGACAATTTGATCTCTTGGTTTAGCAAAGTCTGTATTAACTCCGCAAGTTCTAGCACAGGTGATTAACTTGTTTGTAGTCCAGTAATCATCCCAGGCTGTTTGATACTTATTACTTTCTATGATATCTTTTACAGGTTTATCAAACGCATTAATCTCGCCTAGATTATTAACTAGCTCGTTGTGTTGGCGAAGCATTTCTGCTTTAACTTCTAATGCTTCGTCGGGATTTATGTAGCTGTAAGGTACGATTGCTAACCAACAACATGGCAACACTTCACCAAACGCATCTATGTAAATTTCTTTTTCGTGTTTTGACTTACAATCAATAACAGAGTTAGCAACTATTGTTTTGTAATTATCTATGACTTTTTTATCAATAAACTTTATAGGAACATCAGTTGCTGGTTCTACAAAATGTGTTGTGTTGCCTTTACGGTCAACAACTTTAACAGTAGGTTCTAGAATAAATCTGCTAGAATTCTTCAATGTGAATTGTTGGAAGCCTAGCTCTTTTGACAGTGCCTCTGCTTGCTCAACTTGGTGTTCGTTGTGTTTGAATTTAATAAACACCCATTCAGCAATGCCACCGGCAAGTATAAATGCTCTAGCATTATCAATTACATCTTCAAACCTTGTACCTACTCTGTATAAATGATGTGTGTCAGCTAGCCCGTCTAACGCAAATACAACTCGGTGATGTTTAGGTAACGCATGGGCGAGTTGTGTCCACCATGCTTTACTTCTAGCGCCGCCATTGGTATGTATTGCTATAGGAGTGTCTGGAGCAACATCTGTGCTATATTGACACATGGCGATTAGGTCGTTGTTTAACATAGGATCGCCAAAGTTTCCGCAGAAGTAATAGCTATCTAATTGGTTTAACACTTCAGGGGTCATTACATCCTTAAACTCGTCTAATGACCAGTTACGTATTTTAATTAACGGATTGTCTAGACCGCCGTGAACATTGCGATTACACATAGGACAACTAGCTTGGCAGTTGTTTGTAATCTCAAGATGAATTTGTTTTAGTTCGTTAAATTTAAACACAGCCAATCACCATAAACCGTTTATACAGTGGCAAGTCTAACTCTCCTGACCACAGTATAGTAATGCCGCATTGTTCTTCAAACTCTTTTAAATCTTTAGCAATTCGAACATGCTCAGGTATATTGTAATTGTTACTTTGTAAGACTAGCAGGCTATCATGTGGATGTCCACTCAACCACAAGTCGTATTGATCTTGTGTAATATGCTCACAACTAGTATTGATAATAATATCAGCATCGCTACGGATGTTACACATATCAGCAGTAACAGCACGGAAGCGTCCTTCTATTTCTTCTTTCTTATTCATCATAGTAGCCACTGCTTCGCAACTAGGATCTATGTCAATGCTACGAATAGTAGTAACAGGAATGTTACTTTGGAATAACATACTAGCAAGAGTACCTACCCAACCACCATGTATGTCTACACTAGAACCAACATGAACGTGTTCGTCTAAACAATCAATTAGCCATTCTTTGCTAGTTAACTGTCCTCGCCAGAACGCATCAAGTGTGCGCTTAGGGTTATCGCTTTCTCTAATAGCACACATCCAATAGTGTAAGTGTTCTAAGTCTATTTGCATTTTGGTATCTTGCTGTCAGCTGAGCTAACACAGCTAGGTGTAATACAGCGAGTAGGTTCCTTAAATAATTCAAAGTTTTCTAGAGTGCCTAACGGTTCATCATGGCAACTATAACTTCTTTTAACTTCGGTTCCTCTTATTATAACACTTTGATAGCCAGCATTACAAGTCCAATCGGTAAATTTATTAAAACCGAACGCATTAAATCTTTCTGCTTGATCAAACAAATGTTCTGTACCATCTGCTTCGTACAAGGCAATTTGATAAGTTTCCTCTCCGTTAGCACGTTGCGGAAATCCTTCGCGCATTAAATTAATCATATCTTCTGTATAACCGTCAACAACCGCACTCGCCTGCGGATTGCTTTGCGGCTTCAACGTAAC